CCCTCAGCTGAGCTTTGAAACATCATAATTAGTATGCCAATCGGTCTTTACTACTGCTTTATAATCGTATAAAGACCTTATTTTGGCATCTTGTACAAACCAATCCGACACCCGTTTAATTTTGGGGGCAGATTTGCCCGTCCTGACCATTGTATTAACACCCCCTGTGGCATAGTAATACTCGTAGTCTTGCTGGCTAAAGCGACGAAATCTCGTCAAGCGACCAAAAAAGGTGTGGCAATCATACACATAATGCGCTAACTTGCGAAATTTGGTATCTAACAAACTATAATCTTGCGTAAGAAGTATGACCCACTTACCAGCGCCTTTTCTTGTCTGCATCAAAAACTTAACTAAATCCTCAGGCACATCAGAACGAAGCTTGCTGGCAAATGTAGAGTTTGCTTCATCAACTAAAACCACAACCGGCTTATCATAGATATGCAAGACATTTCCCATTGTTAAAGGTAAATCAACAAGCGGACTCTCAATATTAGATATCACAATAATATCTTTAAAAACTCGTTTAATCTTGCGAACTAAATGGATACCGCACATAGTCTTACCTGATCCAGTCTTACCTACAAAAATATCACACCGAGCATATTTATTAAACTTATCAACTACAGACTTAACAGTGAAACTGTCATAAATTGATAAAATAAAAGCATAAACAAATAAATGTAGAGGTATCACATTAAATCCTTTCTTTTTTTCCGAACGTTTTTGTCTCCAGGTAACCAGGTATTTGGGATTTTTCCCGAACGTTTTTGTCTCCAGGCAACCAGGTATTTTGGATTTTTTCCGAACATTTCACCACGTTAAAATCACCCTCTAATTATTTTAACTAAAAAAACCGCAATCTTAACAGAATACTCTGCCAACCACACCACAACGAAAGTTGTAATTAGTGCAAGAAAAGCTGGCATATCCACCCAAGAATTAAACCAATTAGGCAAGGTCAAACTTGCAACCGCAATGTTGAGCGGAGGAAGAATGGCAAATAGTATCTTAAAAAGCGTACAACCTAACAATACTAAAACATTTATCATACTACTTCAACCTCTTGTAGAATTTTTTCATAATAAAATAATTGGCAGTCATCGTAAACATAAATTTTGTAAAATTCTTTGCTACCATCTGCCAATAGACTTGATGAGTATATCCCGTCCCAAGTTGATTCACTACCTCAATACCACCATAAATCTCGGTACCATACGAAACGCCAGCCCCATCGTTTTGATTTAAAGCCCATTCATAGAGCACACCACCACCATTTGAATCAACTTCAAAAGCCCTTGTTCCCTCTGGAGCACCAACACCGGCAATCACAGAATTAAACTGTTCTTTGACAAAATCTTCATCATAAACGAGCCAAGATAAGAGCTTACCCCCCCAATTTTTTCCCTTTTCTTCTTTCTCTTTCTTGCTGCTTTCTTCTTGTTTTTCTTTCTGCTTCTTTTCTTTTGCATCTGTTTCAAAAACATTTTCATCTACTTCAACATTGACCCAATTTAACGACATTTTGGCCTTATCTTTCATAGCTTCATACTTGTTACCAGCTAAAAATTGACCGTTTTCTTTGACCAGCACACTATTTGAGATTGCAGCATCTCCAGACCGTTTGAAGTATTCATAAGCCCGACTTGCGCCATCGGCTGGTGGATTTGCAACGTTGTACTCGGTCAAAACATCTCTAGTAGGATCTTTTGGAGCGTAGCCATCTACACCCCAAATCCCTCGCAAGGACTGAAACTGCTGAACACGTTCACCGCTAGGTACAAGTTTACCGTTAACCTCTTTTGGTGTATTGACATCAAGCCCCCAATACCCCAAAGTATTATCATCTTTTGCCCAGTCTGGCCTATGCGGTAAATTTTTAAAATAATCCCCATCAACTAAATAGACACCCGAAGTCTTACCGTCAAATTCTCGCCACGGCTTCTTTAAATTAAATTCAATCGGCCTATTATTCTTATCAACAAAACTAGCTTTCGTTCCTGACTTTGTTTCGTGGACAATCCCGTTATTTGATATGACTACAAACGTTATCTTGTTTGTCACATAGCCTTTCTCTTTGGCACCTTTTAAAAACCGTAGCCAGCCATCAAAAGCTTTCGATCCTGAACCGTACACGGTATCAGACGGGTACGAACGTATATCATATTGCACTACAGAGGCCTCCCAGCCCTTTGGTAAGTCAAAATTGCGGTCAGTGCCAGCAATCTCGACACCGTCAACTTTAACCTTTCCGCTTGGAAATCGTCTGGTTTCGATTTGCTGATCGGCAAATACCCTATCAGGATACCAAATAAAACAACATAAACTAATAATATACAAAATGAGAATCACAAGCATAATCAACCAAAAAAAACCATTCTCAAATATTTCATCTTCTTTATCTTTTTTCAAAAAAATCACCTCATAACCGCTACCGTGCCGAGCCTTGCTCGCCCTGTTAGCAAAGATTTTCTAGATCCGACGCTCCCGCCCCCTCTCACCTCAACCAGTGCCTGCACCTCGAAGAGAGGAAGCCCTTTGGCGGGGGGGTTGTTGGAGCGGGTTGCCCCCCGAGCCCCCCACCCGCTCCGGAAGGATTGGTTATATATCTATAAGCAATCTCTTAGGGAGGAGGAAGAAGAGGAGGGTAGCTCTGGCTCAAACAAAGCCCACTCGCACCAAAAAGCGTCCGGCTCTTTGGGTTTGGGGTTGGGTGAGAGGAGGGGGCGGGAGCGTCGGGAAAATCGTTGCTAAAGTTGCGAGCGCTCTATACTAACACTAATCTACATCTCTTTTTTTCAAAAAGATTGTCAACAACACAATCACAAACAATATCACATATACCGCTATCGCTTCAGGTTTTCCAGAGTTCAACCACTTCATGATATCGTCAATAAACGGAATACCCAAATATTTAGGAACAAACCAATCTTTCATATCTTTCACCTCAATTTTCTACCGCTGAAAATAGCGTATTAACCAATTTCATTGCAAACATACCAATACAAATACAAACTGTCAAAAGCACCACGAAGTCTGTTAACTGCTTATTATCAAGCTTTACTGTCGCCTGAGGTTTGTTTTGCTCAATCGTAGATATCAGCTTGCTATCGTCATATACGGCTGTTTTAAGCTCGTTATAACCTGACCAGTCCTTGGATACCTCTTTATCTTTTAAGCCACTTAAAACCTCGCTAGTGTCCTTAGAGTTAGCTTCCGAATACTTAGCAATGTTTTCTAAACTTTCCCTTTGTTTTTCTTCTAATTCATAATGATATTCAATCCATGCAGTCTGTTCTTCTGCCGTCAAAGGTTCTTTATCAAATTTCATGATTTTAGCATAAATCTTCATATATTCTTCTTTTTTCAATTTTCCCTATCTCCCTCTTTCAATAGATTTTCAATGACTTGGGTTTTAGATAACCCTGTTTTGTTTTGCAGAGACAAAAGAGCAAAATAACTCTCGTCATCTACGCAAATATGGATATGCCTAATCTTCAAAATATGTCCACTCCATTTCGTCATTAAAAAATTCAAATTCTAAAGTTTGGATGTCTAAATAATGACACAACATACCTAAACATTTAGGGAAATTGTCACAATAAATCAGAAGTTCATTGATCCATGATCTTGGATCCTCGCTAGGATCCCCAGCAAAACTAAATTCGAGTTCTAATTTATAAGTTGGAATCGGGCAATCTGAAACGGCTACAATCCTAAACCGTCTTTTTTTATCAAATACGTATTTTTTCATATCTGTTTACCTATATATTTTATTGTACATACTAGGATAAAATGTAAAGGACAATGTCCTTTACATCAAGCAGCACCTCGAACAAAGTTCAAGACAGCTTTCATACCAGAGACACCAGCACGGACGACAAGCACCGTTGGAAAATATGCTGTCAGTGTGGTTAAAATCCCTTTAATTGCTTCTGCAGCTCCCTCAGCCATTAGCATGTACCCCTTTCATCTTTTTTCTTTTTGCCAACCACCCTCCCTTATAATTAAAGGATCGTGATAGAATTTACTACAAATTTACCTTTGCTATTAAGCGTACCGTTTAATTCGACATTAGCCGGATATTTGGTCACTTGGTTCAGCGCATTTTGAGCTACTGAAATATCAACATTTAGATTGATGATTTGCAATGGCTCATTTTTAGGTGAATTGTCGTCATAAACAATGACTTTCCCACCCTGGACTTGTTCGCCCTCGTCGTTCTTGAAATCGTATGTAGATACGGATAGCAGTTTATAACTCATTTTTTTACCTCGTTTCTTAGTCTTATAAGAGGCCTTTCTTTAATTTTTCTATCAAGCTATCCTTAACTTGATATATCCATTATATATTAAAGTATCATATTTGTAAAGTAATTTTAAGGTTATTTTAAGACATCTTTGCTATATCTGTCTATATCAGATAAAATTTTTTCAAGGAAATCAGGATCCCTCTTGATTTCTTTTTTGATCCAAGGTAAAACCTGTTTTGTGTAGTAATCTGAGCGCTCAACAAAATCTCGCTCAACTAACTTGCGACTTGATAATTCCAACCCATCGAAATCAATATCCAAATACCGATAAGCTAACATCTCAAAAATTTCTTTAGAATCTTTAGCAGTCCTTAGATAATCCCTAGCCACTCTGCCTTTAAGTTGGAATTCAAATCGAAGCCAATTCTTAAGATAATCTGTTTCTTCTTTGTTTAGCTGATTTCCTTTTTCATATATGCGCAAAATTAAATCATTTGACCCAAAATAAAAGGTACGACCACCACAAGATCCAAAAGACTCTATTGTATGCTTATGCTTCAACTTTTTAACGCAAGGCACATAGTCCGCAATATCTTCCCAGCTATCTAATCTTACGTCAATACAGACATCAATGCGAGATATATCGTCAAGCGCTACATCATCTATCAGAAACTCATAGATACCGTCATCATCAAAACCAGATTTTTCGTGCCAAAACTTTTGCCCATTACCCTTATCCCTAAGACTCACACGCAATCCCAAAGCGTCAGCATCATATATATCGTCAACCGTTCCAAAAGTTAGCCAGTCATAAGATGGTAACCTCAAAATTTCCATAAACTAACCCCAAAAAATTCGAATTTCCTCGTATTTTTTTTTTTCTAACCCCGTGTTACAGAAGCGGGGTTTTTTTCGCTCGCTGGCGCTCGCCGGCTAAAGCCGGCCTGAG